TGGGGTTATGGGGTTTGTAAGTAGGGTAACACTTTTAATTGTATTGGTAACAGGTAACAGGGTAACATCTTATGGCTTTTCTTTTGGTAATAAAAGGATTACAGGATGATGACACAAGCTTCTTTTTCTCGTTTTATTGGAGTGAGTCGTAAGACTATTACAAAAATGAAAACTACGGGTGAACTTGTAATGAGTGGAGAATCTGTAGATAGTGCTAAGAGTATAGCTAAACTTAAAGGGCTTGGTCGGGAGTTTGATGAGTCTGGTCACCTTATAAAAAATGTTGCTAAAAAAAGTGATCTTAAAAAAACAGTCAAAACAGTAAATCTTTTGAGTAAGGAGATGATCCCTAAAAAAAATCTGTCTAATATGACAAAGAAGCAGAAAAAAGAGAAAGAGGAGAGAGATAGGCTCCTTGCTGAGGCTAAGGCTTTAGAGGAAGAGGCAAAGGAACACTTAAAAGAAGAGAGTGAAGTAAATCATGAGGCAGAACTTCAGGGGATGACTCTTACGGATGCAAAACTCGTTAGAGAGTATTGGGCAGGGGTATCGTTAAAGATGAAAACTGAGCAGGAGAGTGGAAAACTTGTATATAAGAGTGATGTGGATGCAGCACAGTTTGCTTTAGCAAGACAAGTCAGAGAGAAAATATCTTCACGTCCAAAGATGGCATTTAAAATGGTGGGTAAAAATATTCAAGAGATAGAAAAGATACTTGAAGAAGAGGCAGATGACATATTTAATATATTGGTAGGTAGCCATGTCTCATAATCCTGCGTATTCACTTGTTTTTAATGCTTTTGTGAATGGTGTAAAGCCTGACCCAAAGATGGATTTATATGAGTACTCAAATACCTACAGATATTTATCCTCAACTGGGGCGATAGAACATGGCAAGTATGATATGAATAGAATAGCTTGTCTTATTCCCATAGCTAAATTATTATCGCCGTCAAGTGAGGTAAGAGAAATCATTTTGTGCAAAGGTGTACAGATAGGCTCTACAGAATTAGCAAACAATGCTTTAATGATGTACGCTCACTTATACCATAGACCTGTTATGGGAATGCTACCTACTAAAGATTTAGCAACAAGACACGCTAAAAAGAAATTTTGGACTGGGATAAATGCGTCCCCAGAATTAGCAAAGTTTTTCTACCCAATTAAAAACGGTGTAAAGAATGTATCCTCAACTCTGAACATCAAATCAGCAGGGGGGGAAATAGACTGGTTATGGTCTGAAAGTAAGAACAACTACGCATCAAGTACATATCAATTTGTAGTCGCGTCTGACATTGATAGGTATCCCGATGATGTAGAGGGCGAGGGAGACCCTATAACACTACTACAAAAGAGGATGACTACTGCTGGACGTTCAAAAAAGTTTTTTGTAGAGTCAAGCCCCACAAAAAAAGGAAAATCAAAAGTATATGCTGAGATGTTAAACGGCACACAAAATAGATTGTTTATGCACTGTCCTCATTGTGAAGAGATGATATGTTTTATAAAAGATAACTTTAGATACGAGTGGGACAGGGACAACTACTCTCTAATCGGTGACGTTAAGTACTGCTGCGATAAGTGTGGGGGGATGATAGAAGATTGGCAAAAATACGAGATGATGACGCCTGAAAAGGGTGCGAGATTAATCCCTATGAACCCAAACTATAATAATAAATACAGAGAAAGTATTATCATGCCGTCCTACTACTCACCTTTTTTAAGTTGGAACAATATTTTTGAAGAGTACCTAACCGCATTATACTATTTAGAGAAAAAGGGAAATCATTTAAAAATGAAAGTTTGGACTAACACAATAGACGCATCAGAGTACGATGACGGAAGCGGTGCGGTCGATATTGATATTACCATAGATGCGCTATTGGATAAAAGAGAGGATTACGAGAAAGTACCTAATGATGTAGTGATGCTATCTGCTGGAGTGGATACACAAAATAACAGATTTGAAGCCACTGTATTAGGATGGGTAAATAACCGCGAAAAGTATGTAATAGGTCATTATGTAGTGGGCGGAGACCCTAAATTCAAAGAAACTCAGGAAATACTAGATTACCTATTATTTGAGATGAAGTTTGAACGCGAAGACGGGAAAGAGATGGGTATTTTCACCACTGCAATAGATACAGGTGGGGGACGTACAGAGGTCGTGTATGATTATTGTCAAAAGAGACAGAGTAAACCATTGTACCCGATTAAGGGTGGGAGAAGTATAGAAGACCCACTTGTAAAGACCGCAAGTTCAATAAGAACTAAAAAGAACAGAGACTTAAAACTTTATATCCTTGGTGTTAACTCAGGGAAAGATGACATTATATCGGATGTACTGGATGATAATAGCAATTATTTACACTTCCCGTTCAATATAAAAAGATATGTAAAAGGCTCTCCTAAAGTCGAAAAGAGTGGCGTTGAACTTGACATGGAAGATGAACAGTACTTCGCACAGCTTACGGTTGAGTCAATAGATGAAAATGGACGCTATACAAATAAAAAAAGATTACCAAACGAAGCCATAGACTGTATGGTGTACGCGAATGCAGCTTACAAGATACACAGAAACTTACTTAAAAGGAATGGGATAATGTTATTAGATTTAGACAGCATATCTGAAAGAGGCGTAGTGCTTGGCACATCAGATTTAACAGCAATAGTAAAACCTAAAAAAAGACGTATTTTTTCAAAGGGAGTAAGAAGATGAGTAAATCTCATAAAAATATTTGGGAATGTCATTTGACAATACATGGCTCGATTTCTGAAAAAGACAACTTTATATTTTTTTCAATAGCACAAGATATAAACAAATCTAAAATGAAAATAATTACAGAACTAGCAAAAGAACACCCACTCTACAAAAAAAAGTTAAAACATTTTGAAGATATTGGTAAATTCAAAAAATAGTAAACTATTTTAAACTAAACAAAAATGCCAAAATACATAATAAACTTTAAAAGGTGTATTTTGGAACGCTATACATTAACAGAAGCACAACAGTTTTATGATGTTGCTAAAAAGGCATATCTGAACGCACTTACAAACAAAAGCTACGACACAACTAACCGCTCAAAATCAAATCAAAACATAGCAGACCTTAAAAAAGATATGGATTATTGGGCTGATATAGTTTGGAAATTAAAGAGCGGTAAGACTACCGGAAGAACAGTAAAGAGAGCTATTCCTTATGTCTAGGTCACTAAACGCAATGCTCGGCATGGTATCAAATAACGCTTATGAAGCAGCAAGTCCCACACGAAGAGTTAATAAAACTTGGTCGTCAAGATTAGGGAACTCAGATAGAGATGACTTACCGTCATTAAGCAAATTACGTTCAAATTCAAGAGACGCAGACAGGAATCAACCGCTTGTAAAAGGTGCAATGGGAACTATGCTATACAACACCATAGGCGGTGGACTACAACTACAGTCTCAACCTAATCATGAAGTAATAGGCATTACAGAAGAGGAAGCATCTAATTGGGCTAAAAAAGTAGAATTTGAATTTAGCAGAATGTGGGGTGACAGCAAGAACTGTGACTCAGAGTGTGTTAAGACCTTTGGAGATATTCAAACAGTAGCCTTTTACTCTACTTTATTAAGTGGGGACATTATCGCACTTCTACCTCATATCAATAGAGGTACCGCGTATTCAATGGCAGTGCAGCTGATAGAAGCAGATAGGCTATCTAATCCTATGTACAAAATGGATACAGCCACTACAGCAGGTGGGATAACGGTCGGGAAATATGGTGAGCCTAAATATTACCATATCGCTAAGAGTCATCCCGGAAGCGTTTACGTGAATAGAGAGTGGGTAACTGTTCCCGCATTTGGTAAAAAATCAAGACGCAGAAACGTCATTCATTTAGCAGAAAGAATTAGACCCGGACAGAAAAGAGGTGTGCCTATTTTAGCACCAGTCATGGAGTCCCTAAAAGTTCTACAAGAGTACACAACAGCAGAATTGGAAGCAGCACTCGTTTCCGGGCTATTTACCACATTTATAAAAACAGAAACGGGGGAAATGCCAGACCCTCTAAATCTAACGCCACAAAATGCACAAGATGCACAAGATGATAGAACGATGGAACTTTCTCCCGGATTAGTTGTAGGACTAAAAGAGGGTGAATCAATAGATACAGCAAATCCAGGAAGACCCAATCAAGCATTCGACCCATTTGTAATGTCTATCATCAAGCAGATAGGTGCGGCACTTCAGATACCTTACGAGTTACTGATTAAGCACTTTTCATCCAGTTATTCAGCATCAAGAGCGGCACTATTAGAAGCATGGAAAGCATTTAAGACGCGTAGACAATGGTTTGCACGAAACTTCTGTCAACCGATTTATGAAGAGTGGCTTTATGAAGCGGTTTTAACTGGTCGTATCGTCGCCCACGGATTTTTAGAAAATGAGTCTGTAAGAGTGGCATACTGTACCGCGTCTTGGAATGGCCCTCAGCCCGGACAACTAGATCCTATAAAAGAAACAAACGCGGCACTCCTAAGAATGGAGGGATACCTAAGTACAGGTACTAAAGAAGCGGCTGAAATCAACGGTACTGATTATGAACAGAACATGAGAACGGCCAAACGCGAGAACAAGCTAAGAGAAGAAGCTGGAGCGGTTACTGTGGGTAAAAATATGATAGACGCAATAAACACACAAGGAAGTAATGCATGAGTAGAATTTTACACGCGATAGAAGAGACACCTTGGCTATCAACGCCCTCAGCTCTCAAAATGGTACTTGACATCGCAAACAGAGAAACAGACATTGAAGCGGTAAGTGCGAAATTAGGAAAGCCATTATCGAATGCAAGAAAAGTTGAAATTAGAGGAAGTGTGGCGGTTATCCCTATCGTAGGGACTATCGTTAGATATTCAAGTTTGTTTACCGATATTTGTGGCGGTGTATCTACAGAGATTTTAGCTAAAGACTTACAAGTAGCTTTAGAAGATGACAGCATTAAAACTATCATTTTTAACATAGATTCCCCCGGTGGAGAAGCCGCTGGGATAGCTGAATTATCGGACATGATAGTCGAAGCAAGAGCTAAAAAGAAGATTATAGCTTATGTAGATGATATGGCTGCAAGTGCTGGTTATTGGTTAGCCTCAGCGTGTGAAGAGATATACGCATCAAAAACGGCGATGGTGGGTTCTATTGGTGTGGTGTTCACACTTAGAGAAAATAAAGACAGTGGCATTGAGATAGTTTCTAATGTAAGTCCGCTGAAAAGACCTGACATATCAACCGAACAAGGAATATCACAGATACAAGCGTGGGCAGATAAGCTCGGTGAAATATTTGTTGACTCTGTAGCTTTAAATAGAGGTGTATCAAGCGATACAGTTCTAAGTAAGTATGGTAAGGGCGATATGCTGGTCGGACGTGAAGCGTTAGAAGCTGGGATGATAGACTCTATCACCCACTTTGAAGCGTTAATCGCAAAAAATAATTTAAAAGGATAGCTTATGGCAGTTTATGATGAAAATCAGATAAATGTTAATTTAATTAACGAAAAGTTTCCTAAAGTTGCTTCAGCGATTATCGCACAAGCAAACGATGGAAAAGCTACAATGAGTGCAGAAACGATGAAGGAAAAGTATCCTGAAATCGTAGCCTCATTCATTGAAGAGGGTAAAACCGCGGGTATTGATATTGGAAAGATAGAGGGTGCAAAAGCAGAGTCTGCAAGAGTGGCATCTATTGACGCGGTATCAGTGGCAGGGTATGAAGATGTAGTAGCCGCTGCAAAAGCAGACGGTAAGAGTACCGCACAAGATGTGAAATTGGCAATCTTTGACAAAATGCAAGAGAGCACTAAAAATGCATCTGCATTAAGATCAGAAGACGGCACAAATCTAGCGGCACAAGTTGCAGAACTTACAACTACAACAGATACAAACTCAGATGAGCTTGCAGAAAAAGAAGCAAGTGAGAGAATGGCGAAAGCCGCAAAAGTAGCGAGAGGTGAAAAATAATGGCACAAACAGGAACTTATGTACCTGATAGTTTAGTTATCGGTGAAGATTTAGTGACAGACTCTGTGACTTTGGCATCAGGTCAAAATATTGTAAGAGGTGCAGTACTTGGGAAAGTAACGGCAACAGGTGAGTATGTACTATCTTTAAGTGCATCAACAGATGGAAGTGAAGTACCTTATGCAATCGCAGTAGATGCAGTAGATGCAACAGCTGCGGCGGTTACCAATGTAGCAGTTTACATCGGTGGTGAGTTCAATGAATCAGCACTTACGCTTGGTACAGGTCACACAGTAGCGTCTGTAAAAGCAGATTTAAGAAACGCTGGTATTTACATCAAATCAGCAGTATCAAAATAAGGATAAAAAATGGCAGTAGATATTTATCAAACTAGAACCATGTTAGCGGCAATGCGTCAAGAAGCGCCTACTAATATGTTCCTACTCGATACACTTTTTAGAAGAGTAGAGACATTTAACACAGAACACGTTGACATCGACATCGTAAAAGGTGATGAGAGACTAGCACCTTTTGTATCTCCTCGTGTAGAGGGAAAGCTTATGGAAGATCAAGGTTTCACTACCCGTTCATATAAGCCTGGATACGTAAAACCAAAGTATGTTACTCCTGCAGCTGATTTAGTCAAAGACAGAGTAGCTGGAGAAAACATTTACCAAGGTGACGCACCTAGTCGCTCAGAGATTAGACTTGCTAAAAACTTAGCAGACGGTGAAAATCAAATCGCAAGACGTGAAGAGTGGATGGCTGCACAAGGGCTTGTAAACGGTACAGTAGATGTTGTCGGCGACGGCGTGAACTATCAAATCGACTTTGGTATGAGTGCATCGCACAAGGTGACGTTAGCAGGGACTTCTTTATGGTCAGACGCTACAAACTCAAAACCACTTAATGACTTATCAGACTGGTCTACTCTTATTGCAGATGACGGAAACGCAAACGCGAACATCATGGTCGGTGGTAAGTTAGCAATTCAAGCACTATTTGAGAATACAAGTGTTAAGAATGCACTGGATACAAGACGTATCAATATGGGAGAGATTAAGCCATCTCAACTCGCACCGGGTGTTACATATTTTGGAACGCTTATTGCTAACGGTGTGAATATCGACGTATATCAATATGTAGGAAGCTACAAAGATGACAACGGCGTAAGACAGAGATACATCCCAGATGATAGAGTCATTCTCACATCTACAGAAGCTGACTTCAGACGTAACTTTGGTGCAATCGCAGACTTAGACGCAGGGCTTGTATCTATGATGGCATTCCCTAAAACTTGGATGAGTGAAGATCCATCAGCAAGACACGTGCTTATCCAGTCTGCACCACTTCCTGCACCACACCAAATCGACGCTATTGTAACGGCAAAGGTGGTGTAATATGAAAGTAATTGCAATTAACACAATCCATCATAATGGAAATGTGTATTATCCCGGAGATGAAATCTCAGTAGATAAAGGTATTGCCGAATATTTGGAAAAAGAGGGGGCAATCGCTCCTTCAAATTCTGCAAAAGAAGAGACTGTTATCGATGCACAAGAGCTTTACGAAACTACAGAAGACTTCTCTAAGTTGAAAGTAAAAGAGTTGAGAGCGGTATGTGCATTACTAGAACTTCCTACAGACGGCGACAAAGCGTATTTAGTGAAATCTATTGAAGACAGTATCGAAGAGTAGTTATGACTTTTAAAGACGCACTCACTGAAGATACAGACGTATTTTTAAACTCTGAAGAGTTCGCAGAAGATGCGATATTTTCTAGGAATGGGTTAATCATAAAAGTTATACCAAGCAAAGAAATGGAAGTGGAAACAGGGCGTATCGTAGATGTTATGACGGTAAGGGAGTCAGACATCATAGGGATACAACCTAACGACACTCTAACCATAGGCACAAATGTATATAAGTTCGTATCAAAATATCCAAATATGATAGGTGAGCTTATGTGCTTGATAAGGGTAGAAAAGTGAACACATTTAAAAGCGAACAGAACGTCATAGACGCGATAGCATCAAAGCTATTAACGCTAGGTGTTACAAACAGCGTAACTGTTCATTCAGATACACAAGATAACAACACAGTAGTAAGAGATGCCGTGTTCAAAGTGGCGATAGCAGTCAGTAACTCATCTGTGATAGTTGATAAAATGTCAGATATTGCAGTAGATACAGACAGAGCTATCTATTACAAAGGCTCACAAGTGACGCCTGCAACTGAGGGAGAGATGCGTTATCTTTTCTTTAGTGCAAAAATAAATCCATACAAGGTATAAAAAATGCAAACAAACTTACAACTAATGGGCGGGTCGATTTACTTGGAAGAGTACGCCGCAGACGGAACGCTTGGAGATAAGATTTATCCCGGAACTACCGATGAAGTAATCTTCACAACAGCACTTGATACAGTAGAACACTCTAACACAGAAACACCTGAGCAACTACTAGATGGTACAGACGTTATCAAGCGTAATATGACTATCTCATTCACAACAGCAGATATTAACGACACATTTAACAAAATGGCTTATCTTGCATCAGAAGCACCACTTACTCAGACGGCACAAACTAGCACACCAGTAGCTATCGCGTCAGTAGTATTTGGGAAAGTTGAAGATTTAGGATACAAGGACATTACATCTTTAGTCGCTACAGACTCAGGCGGAACTATCACATACGTTGAGAACGTGGACTACGTTTTTGATCCAGTGTGGGGAACATTTACAGCACTATCTACGGGTTCAATCGTTGCAGGTGCGGCGTTAAATATCACGCTTAATGCGAATGCAATCACTGGTAAGTCTCTTACTTCTTTTGTAGTAACGCAAAGAACATACAGAATGACTTATCAAGGTAGAAGCTCAAAAGGTAGAAATGAGAAACACGTGTTCGAGAAAGTGTCTATTGCCATCGAGGGCGATAGAACGCTAAAAACAGGCTCAAAATCGTATACGACTCTTAACTTTAAGGGTGCAGTATTGTTTGAGGGTGGAAAATCTCACTCAATGGAAACATTCTAGCGTATATCTAGCATCTTACGAGGTGCTAGGCTATACACTAAAAAGGAGATAATTTGAAAGAATACCCACATACATCCAAAGAATTTAAAGTTAACAATAAAATTTTTGTAATGAAGAAACTTACCTTGGGACTTCAAGCAAAAATTGAGGATGAAAATATAACCGTGACCTATAAAGATGTTCTTTTAAATGCTACTTCTATGAAAGAGGAAGATATACAAGAGCTTGACGGTGACCAATTTGAAGCTATTTATAACGATATTGCTTTATTTACATACTCAGATAGCGGTGACGGTGATGAGCCAAAAAAGCCATAGAGCTGATAGGGTTTCTTATGAATGAGGGACACCTTGACGCTCAGAATTATCGCTTTGATTTTGTGGAAGTAGTTATTAATGAAATGGTATCTAAATATAAAACAAACGACACAAAAGATGAAGACAACGAAACAAAGATGAAAAGGCTATTTGATGGCAAATGATAATGAACTTTTATTGAAGGTAAAAGCCGATACAGACAAAGCTACTAAGGAAATTTCACGGCTTACAAAAGAAGTGGATAAATTCACAAAGAGTTCTAAAAAAAATACAAAAACTTTAAGAGAACAAGACAAATCATTAAAAAAAATTAAGACCAGCACAAACGATTTAACAAAATCTCTAAAAGGTGTAGTTGCAGGTGCAGGTGCTCTAGGCATTGCATTAAAAGCCGTTGATTTTGCAAACCTTGCAGCATCAGCACAACAAAGCTCAGACGCGTTTGATAAAGTATTTACAGATATGGGTCTTAACGCTAAAAAAGAGTTTGACAAAATAAAAGAAGCGTCAATGGGGCTTATCCCAGATGCATCGATAAAGCAATCAGCCGTCACAGCTGCATCTTTAGGCGTTCCGATTTCTAAACTATCTCAGTTAATGGAAGTAGCAAGAGCAAAAGCAAGAGAGATGGGAACAGATGCTAAAAGTGCATTTGATGACTTAGCCACAGGTATAGGACGTGGCTCTCCAATGATTTTGGATAACTTGGGACTTACTATAAAATTAGCAGATGCCAATCAAAAGTGGGCAGACGCTAACAATATCACAGTTCAATCAATGACTAAACAGCAGAAGCAATTAGCGTTAACAAACGCAGTAATAGAAGCAGGTGCTAAATCTGTTGAGAGATACGCAGATGCTCAGTTATCAAGTAAAGAAAAGATGCAGAAATTCAATGCGTCTTTAGATAATTTAAAAGTTAAAATAGGAAATGAATTATTACCACAGCTAACAAAATTAGCAGAGTCAACAACAAAATGGGTTAATTCCATAGACCCTAAAGCTTTTAAAAATTTTGGTGATGCAGTATCAGGTATAGCAGCATCATTAACAAAATTAGCGGGACTTTTATCAGATTTAAACGACATTGCAATGCCTGATATTTTAGGCGGTAAAGACGCTGGGCTCATAGGTACAGTCGCAGAGGGCTTGGGTAAATTAATAGACCTTTTCACTAAAGCGTCAGATGTATTAAAAAATCTAAGCATATCTAAAAATCTAAGTACCGAAACAGAAGACACTATCTCAAAAGTAGATAATCTAACAAACTCTATTTCACAACTTACAAAAGGCGTAGAAGCAAATGATAAAAGCTTATCTTTACAAGGTGATGGGCTTAAAAAACTAAGAAAAGAATATAATAAAAGTGCGAGTGCATTAACTAAGGCATTAAATAAAAATTTAAAATTACAAGAGTTTTTTATAAACGACAGATCTAAAGAGCGTGGGGCTGAACAGCTTAAGAAGCTCAGGAAAGAACAGTCTCTTTTAGAAAAGAAGTCAGAAGAACTGGGAAACACTTATAAAACAATATTTAGCGAAGACGTGCCTAAGTCTATTAAAAAAAGCACAAAAGAGATAAAAAAACTATCTAAAGCAGAAGCAGATGTACTATATAAATTAAATAAAGACAGGATAAAAAATGCTGAAAAGACTGTCAAATCATTAAAAGGAAAAGAGAAAAAATTAACAAAAGATATTCTATCTCTAAATAAAAAATTATCAAATGATTTAAAGACTATAAATGATGAACGGCTCAATAGTAAAATAAGTATAAATTCTCAGATACAAGAGCTTGAACGTGGTGGTCTAAATATAAAAGAAGCGTACTATCAAAAAGAGAAAGACGCGGCTAAATTATTATCAGATGCTAAAAAAGCATTATTAAAAGGTGACTTAGACGCTTACAAATCATACGCAAATGAGTACCGTTCACTAATAGAAAAAAACGGTGACAAAGCAATCACTAAAAACGGTGCGATAATTGTTTCCGAAAAAGAAGTAAGAAAAAACAGTATTGAAGATTTAAAAAAATTAAGTTCACTTGAAAATCAATACTACGATAAAAAAGCAGAAAAGGCAACACAAGCACACGATAAAGAAGTAGCTTTTAAAAATGCAGAGATAGAACTCGTAAAACTAAATATTCAAGCTCAACTAGAACTTATTAAATTATCATCAGTACCCAAAGGCACACCAGTTGACAGCACAGCTCTTGACGCAGTACTTAAAAAAATAGACGGACTCAAGCAAGGGCTATCAGACATAGAAAAAACCCCCGCCAAAGTGATATCGGATAATACATCTTTAGACACTACAAAAAATAAAATAGAGGAAGTTAAAAAGCTAACAATAGACGGTGTAACACTCGATATAAAATCAGATACAACAGCAGCAGATTTTGGGATAAAAAAACTAATAACTACAACAAAAAAAGATGAAATCAGTATAGATGTTAACCCTGAATATACAAAAGCTCAAAAAAAGATAGATGATTTTAGAAAAGAAGAAGCTAATAAAACAATAGATAAGGAAGTAGCGTTAGACACTAAAAAAGCAAATGACGCTATAAAAAAAATAGAAACCCCTACAAAATCAACCCATAAAATAGATGCAAATACAACACAAGCACAAACGGCAATCAATAAGCTAAAACAACCTACAAGCTCAGTACATACTGTGTATGAAAAGGTGGTCCCCG